AGAACGAAGGCAACAGCGATCTCTTCTGGAGCTGGATGAATACAAACCAGGCTCTGTCGGATGCCGTCATGGAGTACGTCATCCTTGCTCGTGATCTCGGCTACCAGCGTGGCTATAACGAGGGTCAGAACGACGCCCAGATGGAAATCAGTGCCGCAGAGCTTGACAAGGCTGAGTCATGAAACTCGGATACATCAGCCCGAAAGGTAAAGTTCACGACACGGATAGCAGCGGCGAGACAGCCTGTGGCTGCGGCTCGGCCAAGAAGGTGTGGAATGGCAACCGGGCCAGGATCACCTGCATCCGCTGTGACTTCATGCTGAAGAACAGGCCAGCTAGACTTTCCTAGGTTCCAAAGTTGCAGCGTGTGACGCTGCCGCTCCCCACGTGGGTCTCCCTGGCCGCGTGGGGCTGCGGGAACGTCAAATACGTTCCAGGAAACCCCTGCTCAAAGCCAGAATTAGCTATTCAAGTGATCCTGGCGTATACTCAGGGGGTACCTAAAACCTACTCCCAAGGAGGGAGCACCCATGGCAGTAACCATCAAGCAGATCGCAGCCGCGATCAAGAAGATGGGACTTGGCGGTCCGAACGAGAACACCGTCAAGTCGATTCCGAAGCTCGCCGATGAGCTCGGAGAGGACCTGACCGGCGCATTCGTCGCTCAGGTGTACCAGGCCGAGCCGGTCGCGTTTCCCGAGCTCGTGCTGCCCGCAACGCAGAAGGGCGTCAAGGAAGGCCGCGAGTCTGGTCTTCGTTTCGAGCGCATCGCTGCGCGCATCAACGCCGGTGGTGGCGAGATGTCAGTCGGCGAGGTCAGAACTCTCGCAGACAAGGCTGGCGTCGGTGCCGACTTCTACACCGGCCGTGGTCGTCGGAGCAATGGCAATGGCAACTCGGCCAAGCCGAAGGCGGCCAGCACGTCCGGTCGCCGGGCCAAGAAGGAAGAGCCCAAGGCTACTTCCGGTCGGCGTCGTGGAGCTGCTTCGACCCCTGCCAAGGCAGAGGCGAAGCCGCGTGGTCGTCGCGGTACGCGGGCGGCAGCAAGCCCCAAGTAGTGGCGGCAGCTGAGGAAGCAATCCGGTCTGGGAACTCACAAGGGCTTGAAGAAGTCCTTGTGGGTTCCCGGATTTGGGTAGACACCCCAGCCCATCGGTACGGCAGCTATCGGCTTCCGAAGCAAATAGCCGGTCCGTACCGTGTAACCGGCTTCAGAGAGTTCTACCCAGCAGACCCGCCAGGACCAGAGCAGAAGAGAGCAAAGCATCTTGTGCAGATCTACACGGATCCCGGCGGTATGCGGACACTGTCGCTTGGTAGTATTTGCTTCCGAGATCCACGCAGGAGACGGGAAGCAGCGTGACGCTGCCGGGAGTCCAGGGGACTTGTATACCTCTGTATACAACTCTGGACTCACGGGAGCGCCTAGTTTCATGGGCTCTACCCTAAGAACTCCTTAGGGACAGTGCAGTGGGCTCCATCCAACAACTACTAGCCATCCAGGGAGGTCACCATGGCAAAAGACCCGATTAAGGGCATCATCGCCGAGGGTGTACAAAAAGCCCTCGGCCAGCAAGAGATGCTCAAAGGACTCAAGCTGACGATCGAAGATCGTTTGGAGATCCTGAGCGTTGAGGTCGAGAATCAAGATCTCTCGGAACTCGAGACATTCCTGGTCGTTCGCGGACTGAATGGTCCGTCACGCTACTTCCTCGTGAAGGTCTCAGAGCAGATGTAGCAATGTATTTCTTGCTCTGGGTCCAAACCGATCTCTCCCCTCGAAGCGATTCCGGATTTTGAAAATGTGGATCTGGGTAGCTCTGGGGACAATTATCGTCGGGCTGGTGCTGTTTCTCTGGCACCTCGTAGCAGAGCTCCGACGAGAATCGCGGTGGTACGTCCGGGAACCACTGCGATATCGGGCACATGAAGAGATGGAGAGGATAAACTTCCTCTACCCACCGAACGATGGTGAGAGGAAATAGTATCCTTTTCAACTCCAGACTGACCTGACAGTCCTGCCTCTTGTTATTGGGGCAGGGTTGTGAGGCCAGATATGGTCTCAGGCAAGAAAGGAGGTCCCAACCTATGAGTGAGACGAAAAGTCAGCTGCCGGAGTATCTGATCAAACGGTCAAAAGACTATCCGGGCTGGCTAATCGTCACCTGCCCACGCGAAGAGTGTGGGGAGATATTCCTGGTTCGGGCTGCTGCGTGGCGCAAGCCAAAGACGTATGTCAGCAGAACCGAGATGGAATATGTTGTGACCGGGCGATCATGCCCATACTGCATGCGTGCAGCGCACATACCATCGCGCAAACCTAAGTAGCAGTGGATAGGCTATAATCACCCGGTTAGGTCCACCACCACCCGGAGGTCAATAAGCAAATGGCAAAGAATGCCTTTGCTGAGCTCTCCCCTGCGGGGGACAAAATCGAAGTCCATTTCCGGTATGATCCGGATATGGTCGCTTGCATCAAGGAGGTTCCTGGGGCACGCTATGTGCCGCCAGGAGACGGTGGGCCCATGTGGCTCGTTCCTCTTAACCTGGATGTTGCCAGGCGGTTGAACGAGCAGATGGGTCCAGGACTCATACTCGGTCGTGCCCTGAAAGTCTGGGGCAAAGAAGCAGCCAAGCGTGAGGCCAATCTCCATGCTCTGGCAAGCATTGATGATGTTGCCCCAAAGGATCTAGAGCAGCTCAACAAGAAAATCCCTGAGCTCGCAAAGTGGATGCGCGGGTACCAGCGAGCGGACACCAAGTTCCTTGCTGCTACATCGTGTCTGAATCTGAACGAAGCAGGGCTCGGAAAGACGGCAGAGATCATCGCCGCCATTTTCGAGGGTGGCATCGAACATGGCCCACATCTCGTAGTGGCGCCCAAGACGTCTCTTGAGACGGTTTGGCGCTACGAGATCGAACGCTGGACTGAGAAGCTGGATCGCCCGCACGAGGTCATCACGTACTCGGGCGAGACAGCTGACAAGAAAGGCGCGATCGAGGAGTTCTGGGAGTGTGTCGATGAGGACTGGCCCGTATGGTTCGTGTGTACTCCGGCCACGGTCCGTGACGGCAAAGAGCCGTTCATGGATCCGGTCGAGTTCCCGGACGGTTGGGCCACGTTCACCATCGACGAGTACCACAAGACTGGGCTGCCGAACGCTAGCGGCAAGAAGGGCACTGGCTCCAAGTTCTCAGATGCAGTCAAGGATGTCCAGGCTCAACGTCGCTATGCCGTGACCGGCACGCCCATGGGTGGTCGTCCGATCAAGCTGTGGGGCGCTCTTCACTTCCTGTATCCGGAGCAGTTCACATCCAAGTGGCAATGGGCTAAGACATGGCTCCAGGTCAACAGCAACGGATATGGCCAAGACATCGGCAATATCCTGTACGGTCGTGAAGAGGAGTTCTACAAGGCGCTCGCACCCTACGTCGTACGTCGGCTCAAATCTGAGGTTCTGCCTCAACTGCCGCCGAAGCAGTACATCGACGTGTGGTGTGACATGACGTCCAAGCAGTCGCAGCAGTACAAGGAGTTCGCAGCTCGGGCAGAAGCAACCATTGAGGATCAGAAGCTGAATGCGCTCGGCATTCTTGCTGAGTACACGCGGCTGAAGGTTTTCGCGGATGCCTTCTGTGACAAGATCGAGCAGCGTGAGGTACGCTGTGAACTCTGTGGCGGCGAGAACAGCGAAGGCTGTCCGAAGTGTCTCGGCACCGGAAGGGTTACAAAGCTCCATCCGGTTCCGAGCTCTGACTCGGGCAAGCTGCCGTATCTCGTCGAACGATTGGCCGAGGTCGGTATCGACCCGGACGATCCCGCAGGAGATGCTTGTGCGATCATCGCTTCTCAGTTCAAGGATATCGTCAACATGGTACACAAGTACCTGAACGACAAGGGTATCAAGACTGAGAAGATCACAGGCGATACGTCTGGCGAGGAACGTGCTGCTATCCAGAAGCGATTCCAGGATGGTGGCCCAGACTCTCCACGCGTTGTCGTGATGACGACCACAGCCGGTGGTGTGTCCATCACCCTTGATAGGGCAGATACGGTTCACATCCTAGACGAGACCTGGGTACCAGATGACCAGGAGCAGTTCGCGGATCGTGCGCACCGTATCAGTCGTATGCATCAGGTGACGGTCTACACATACCGCAGCAAGGGGACGATCGAGGAGTACATCGAGAAGGTCGTTGGCGACAAAGCCAAGATCAATGTCGAGATCCTTGATGTCCGTAGGCGTGGCTTCCGTGCGAACATGAAAGACACGGCGGAGGTCACCAAATGAGTAGCACTGCCGAGGAGAAAGTAGATCTCAAGCGATTCGAGATCTACGATCATAACGTCACATCGGAGTACGTGACCTACATGGTCGATCTTTGGGAAGGCGATCGGAAAGATCCAGCCGTGAGTGTTACTCGTTACATCGGCGTTTGGCATGGGGAACAGCTCGAAAAGGAGGATGGTGAGGCGTTCGACCCTGATTTTTGGGGAGACCGCAATCGCTACTCCTACCGCATCGAGCCTATCCCCAGGCCGCTGATGTGGCATGTTGTAGAAGAAACAAAGAAAGCCGACAAAGAGCTCCTTCAGTTCAAGAACGATCAGCAGAACGAACTCGGAGAAGGTCGGTTGTATCGGTATGGTGCTTCCCAGAAACGGGCAGAACTGTATCAGCTATTCATGAATGCTATCGATACCCTGGCAAAGTGGCCAGAAGACGAGGCAGCATGGAAGCATGTGGAGCGCTGGCGTAACTACAACGCCAGACTGCACGAGAAGTGAGGTAACAACCTACAACCTAAGAAGGGAGGGAAATGCCAGCGTATCCGGCTCAGGAGAAGATCACCTGGAAAGACGTTGTTAGCAGCAACGTCCGGAAAGTTGGCTGGGACAGAGAGCGCAACATGTACGTGTTGTACCGTGACACGTCATCTGATGGTCACGGTACGCTCTACATGTACCGTGGTGTCCCGCGCCAGCGGGTCGTCGCTGCCGCTCGCGCGAAGAGTGTCGGGAAGTATCTCAACCGGCATATCTTCCCGGAGTTTCCGGCGGTGAAGATCCGGTGACCTACATCTCAGCAATCCTCCTGATTGCTGCTGTCTGGTATGGCATCAAAGTCCGCAACCACGGACCTTGGATCGTACAGCCAGACGTGACAGAAAAGCCAGGCATGATCTACTTCCTACAGAATCAGAAAGACTCAAGGAAGATTAAGATCGTGAAGTCCCGTGGTGAACTCGCAACACCGCTGCGAATCGTAGCAGAGTTCCCCACAACCACCCCGAATGCTATCCTCGCTAGGATCTACCGGGATCTCGAGGATCAGCATATCGGGGCAGGCTGGTACGACGCAGATGCTGTGCGTATGTACCTCGATCACCTGAGAGGAGAAGCATGATCCGCCCGAACAGGGAGCAGTATGACATCCGGCGCAGAGAGATGCGCAAGAAGACCGACGGCAAGGCGCTGAAGGGATTCGCAATGGACCTCACGCTGCGTGTCAGCAACGGAGGCAGTACCTTCTTCCTGCAAGATCTGAACAGCAAGAAGAAGAACCAGGTCATGCCATTCGAGTCACGCGAGGAGATTGTGACGTTCTTCGCTGCCGAGCTCGAGCGTAACTGGAACGAGCATTACCATGGCTAAGAAGGGCAAGATCGAGCAGTGCGGTACAAGCAACTTCCGCAAGAAGCACCGCAAGGCAGAGAAGGCATCCCGGCGCTCTCAGAAGAGAGCGTCGGGCCGCGCCTGGAAGGGGGAGGCTCGGTGAAGAAAGATCTCTGCTTCAGATGTGGGAAATCTATCAACTATGATGATGGCCTATATCTGATCACGCGTCTTGATCCTCATTCTGGTGTTGAGCGAAGGATTACAGACGAAGAGGCAAAAGATATGCCAAAAAATGTTCGTGAAGCTGGTCGTTTTGGCTATCGCATCGGCCGTCTGTGCCCCGATTGTGCACAGAAGGAAACATGATCGGGTTCACGGGAACACGGAGAGGCATGACGGGCGACCAAGCAGCAACGGTCGCCCGCATTCTCCGCCGCTTGTACAAGGGTGGTCACCAAGAGTTTCATCACGGTGGTGAACCACACAGCGATGCACAGGCTGCCGAGCTAGCCGAGATAATTGGCTACAAAGTTGTGGTACACCCTGGTGGTAACGCAAAGCAGAACATCAAGCGTAACCATGAGATCGTTGATGTATCCCGCGTTATGATCGCCGCACCCTTTGGCGATTCGGAGGTCCTACGCTCAGGCACTTGGGCGACCATACGCTACGCGAATGGGCATCTCAACTATGCCTATCCGCCGGGTGGTCCACGGCCAATGTTAGTGGTGTGGCCAGACGGTTCATACGACGCCCACAACTGGTACGGATACCCCAAAATTTGAAGAATCTAAGTCGATAGGCACTTAGATTCTTTCAAATATTTTAGAGTTCTGACACCTCAAAATTGCCGGTCCAGGAACTCTAAACCCTGTGAATTATTTCTTTCACAGCAAATAGCCGGTGAATGACACTTGAAAACATCAAATTTTGGGTCCGATCGCGACGCCGACACACAACTCCGTTGCACTGACATATTTGGCGAAAAATTTCTCAGAATTTGATTTTCAACACACAGGCATATGAATGGAAGAACTCGAGTTCTTCTTTCCGATTTGTATTCTCACTCCCTACGCGCGCCCGCATACACACACGCGCGCTCGCCCTGACAGCCAAACCGATTATCGCGCGCGGGGCGCGACTCGCGCGTACACGCTCGCACGCGAGGATGCAAATAAGCTGTATTTCCTTTCCTACTAACTTACTTATTTCCGCTCGAGCGCATGTACGCGCGCAGGCGAGGATCCCACGTAGGGCACACCGCGCACCGCGTAGCGCGCATACGCGCTATCGCGTTGGCGCATAGCCGCGCGGAAAATTTGACGCTAGAAATGCACGCCCATTCCGGGCAGCCGCCGCTGCTTTTTGCGGCGTAGAATCGTGTCAAGAAACTGTCAAGAAAACTCATTTGTAAAAGCCCCGCTAATCGTACACTCTTTACTCGGGGTCGTGGATACGCTAGACTACCGTGGTTAGACAACACGGCGGGCAACTTACGATTCTACGATGGGAGGAAGGTTGGCAGCGCGCGGAACACGTAAGCCTCGCTCAAATGGTCTTCCGATGTTACGCACGAGCGAGCGCGGGGCACTCAAGCGGTGTGAGTTTGCATGGGATTTAGGCTACAACAAAAAGCTCAAACCGCTGACCGAAGCTCCTGCCCTGCGATTCGGCAGTCTGGTACACAAAGCTCTCGCGGCGTGGTACATCCCTGGTGTGAAGCGCGGGACGCACCCGGCGAAGGCATTCAAGAAAGCCTACGACGCCGACCTCGTACGCAACAACGAACTCTTCGGGATGCACCTAGAGGAAGAAGAACGCTGGGTGAATGCCGAAGAGCTCGGGATAGCGATGCTAGAGAACTACGTGGATGAGTACGGAATAGATTCGGACTACGAAGTTCTCGTCACAGAGATGCCGTTTCAAGTTGTGGTACCACATCTGGTACAGAAGCCGGATTGGCCGTACGCCAAAGAGGAGCCGTGGTTCATTTACACCGGCGTGCTTGACGGCGTATGGAGACATCGTCGTACCAAGGAGATCTGGATCCCGGAGCATAAGACCACACAAGGCATTCAGAAAAAGCTCTCGTATTTGCAGATGGACGATCAAGCCGGTGCGTACTGGTCCTTCGGTCTTGAATACCTCGTACAGAATAAGTTGCTCAAGACACACAAGGAACTGAACGGCATCTTGTACAACTTCTTACGCAAGGCGCTGCCCGACGAGCGCGCTAGCAAGTTTGTGCGCGGCCAGCGTGTGTACCTCAACCTGAATGGTGAGGTCAGCAAGAAGCAGCCGACACCGTACTTCATGCGGCTACCCATTTTCCGGGATGAGCATGACCGCGAGGAAACGATGCGACGAGCGATGGTAGAGTATCGCCGCATAGAACTCTTCCGCTCCGGGGAGCTCGAGATCACCAAGACGTCTGGAATGTTCACATGTCCGATGTGCAACTACAGGGACATCTGTGAGGTACACGAAACAGGCAACGACTACCAGTCCCTCATCAAAGATGCTACACAAAGCTGGGATCCATATGAAGCCCATGAAGTCTATGATGGGCGTTAAGTTCGGAGCGGCACCGGGCGCAAGCGGGTTGCTTCCCGCAGTAGCAACCCCACCAGGCCCGACCTTGTCTGGTCCCCCGCACCCGGTGCCCGCTCCGATGCAAAGGTACAAGCACAGTTGCGAGAGGCACATCGGCGTCACGCACGAGGCGTCGTGCGGCGGTACTGGGAGACGCACCCTGGCTGGCGTGGTACGACACGGTCGTTGTGCCTCTCGGAACTGTGTGTCACTAAGGAGGGCGCGTGACGAATAGAATACACTGGGATCATGAAGAAGAGATCGGAAATGCCCTAGGAGACACTTTGGCAGAGATGAGTTGGCCGGGTGTCTTCACCAGTGGTAAGCGGATTATTGCTACACAGACCACGAGGCGTGGTGACTTTGATGTACTGAACTTCAAGTTTGCCGATGGCTCAGAGATGAACATCGTCGGTACATTTGAGGTACGGTACAAGCAGCCGCCCATGTTCATCAAAGGTGAGCAAGAGCCAGAGATCATCGAGCAGGGAAACCAACTGATGAGCGGACAGCTTTCGCTCGAGGAGGGTGATGCCGAGAAATAGAGGCACTCGCGCGGAACAGTTGCGCCCCGCAGTCATCGGGTACGATGATCTGCCCGGCATACAGCCGGTGGGAGCAGGGGACTGGATCCGTTGGCTCAACTTCGCGTATCCTGGTTGGGGTAAGACCTCAGCCTGGGGCACTGCCGCCGACGCGGGCATGCGTACGCTCATCGTGCGAAGCAGCCTTGACGTCATGCCGGCACGCATCATGAAGTCCGGCGCAGAGCAATACGTGGCTGATAGCTGGGAGAAGATGTATCAGATCTTAGACTTCTTGCGGATGGCGAACCATGGTTATCTGTGGGTATTCTGGGACAACATCAGCGTACACCAAGACGTACTGCTTGATGACGTCTGGGAGGGAACAGTCGCGGTGAACCCGCGCCGCGCGTACATCCTAGGCGACAACGGGCAGCCGACAGGCCCGAACCTTAGCCCGAGCAGTGGGCTCGATCGCGGTGAGTACGGTCGCAACATGGAGCGTATCCAACAATGGGTGCGTCACATGGTGGGCTGTAACTCATTTCATTTCGGCATTGGTGCTCACCCGTTAGAAGGGCAGCACCCAACCAATGATGAAGGAGGTGCGCTACTACGTCCCTATGTGCAGGGCAAGATGATGACGGAGAAGATCTGCGGCTACTGTAACATCGTCACATTCATGGAGCTCTGCGAGGGGCAAGACGACAAACAGAATGAGATCAAATGGCGACGGCTGCACTTTCAAGAGAGCAGCCGGTACTACGCAAAAGACCTGTATGACGCTTTCCCGAAAGGCTATCTAGACATCGTGAATGACACATCCACAGTCCCCAACATGATGTCGGCCATAGAGAAAGCTAGAGGCAAAGGACTAGGCGCCCAAACTACACCAAGTCGCAGAGGTAGGCGGCGTTAACGAAAGGGAGCATTTCGCGCATGGCAAAACTGA